GTTAACTTGCTAAGTGATGCAATATCTGATTTAGAGTGGGATGCAGCGATTTCAATGGTAGCAGACGAGTACACAAGCGTACTTGTAAGCGGTGTGATAAATAAATATAAAGTAATATAATGACAAAGAGCCCTAGATTTCAAATGTTCCCAGAAGCGTACTCTGTAGGTAAGCTAGGATCTATAGTCCCTAATACAGAAGTAGGAGATTTCCAAGTAGTCAGAAACTCAATAGGCACAAGAGTTAACAAAGATGGACTAATAGAGGTAATGGATGCAAACGTTCCAAGACTTGACTATTCCGATGGTGGTTGTCCTAAGTTACTAACGGAAAGTTCTTTTACAAATGTTTGTTTGTGGAGTGAAGATTTCACTAAGTCAGAGTGGACTAAATCAAACGTAATTTTGCAAAATGGTTTTTCTTCTCCCGATGGAAATAACGATGCTACTAAGGTTGTCATAAGCGGTGGAAATTCAAACCATTCTTTATTCCAAAACTTAGGGAGTGCAGTTCCTTATTGTTTAAATAGTTTTTTTGTTAAAAAGGCAGAATACAAAAAGATTTCAGTATCTCCTTTTGGTTCAAGTGCAAATAGAGTCGTTTTTGACATTGACGAGGGCTATGTGGATTCTGTTATTGGTTTAGATGGAGATTATGGTATTGAGAAACACGCTAACGGATGGTTTAGGGTATGGGTTTCGTCTGCTATTGTTAGTGGTTCAACTGCATCCTACATTTTAATGACAGTTGTAGATGATAACGGAGCAAATGTTTTTTCGGGAGATGGAGGGTTTTATATTTGGGGTGCTTTTGCAAATACTGCTAGTGGTTTGCACACTTGTAATTCATCCTACATCCCAACAAACGGAGCAATAGCAACAAGACAAGCAGACCAAGTAATAAACGGAGGTAATAGTTCAACTTTCAATAGTCAAAGTGGGGTTTTGTTTGCTGATGTTAAGTTTAAGAATCAACAATCCCCTAGTATGATAAGTTTAAATTCGGGAGGTGTTACGAGCAGACTTGATATGTATAGTTATCAAGGGAACTCTATATCTTTTGAATACAATAAAAACAGCACCCTTGCATCCTCTATTTTAGTCGATACACCAATAGAATTAAAAAATAAATTCGCTATGCAATGGGGTGTCGGAAAGACTTATGTTTATGTGAACGGAGTAAAATATGAACCAAGTACTGCAACAGATGTTACTTACTCGACAAACTCATTAACAAATTTAGGATTACAATTTTACAACGGGAGTTTTACATTACAAGCAGAAACCAAATCAATACAACATTATGACTCATTATCAGACCTAGAAATGGAGCAATTAACAGGTTACGATTCCTATTCAGATATGACATCACAATTCAATTTTAACGTATTATAATGGCAAAGAATTTATCAATAGTAGCACAAGGAATAAGTGGAGATGATGGTCATCTTCTAGGCTACAACGTAAGCGATAACGGAGTTTTCACACCAGCAATTGGAGATGTAGTTAGAGGAACATCTGCGACATACTTAGCACAAGATGGAACTATCAAGACAGCACCTCCTAATGTTGCAAGAGTTGATTACACTAACGGAGTTGCAGAGTTGTTGTTAGAGCCCGAAAGTACTAATTTAGTCCCTTACTCGGAAAATTTTAGTCAGTGGAGTGCTTTTAGTGGTCAATCTATAACTCCTAATTATGCAATCGCACCAAATGGTAAAAACGATGCTTCAAGGATTGTATTCAGTTCTTCTAATCAACTACTTAAACAAACAACTACATTGCCTATTAACGTTGTTTGTACTGCAAGTGTTTTTATTAAAGGCACAAAGGGAGAAACTATTCAAATAACTGGAGGTGGTATCGATGACCTTAAGACATTAAGTGGAGAATGGGAACGCATAGAAACAACTCAAACATCTGCATCTCCCGATATTATTATAAACACATACGGAGGTTCAACTGCGAGAGATGTTTTGTTATGGGGAGCACAACAAGAAAGAATTTCATACGCAACATCGTACATACCCAACATTTATGCTGGTGTTTCAACAAGGTCAGCAGATAGTATGACTAACTTTGGTAGTAGTCAGATAATTGACTCACAAAGTGGTGTTCTATTGTTTGAGGGATATTTTTTCGAGGGTGGATTTGGTATGCAGTCATCGACAAGTAACTTTAGAATTATTTTAGGGTATGCAGGTTCTAATCCAAGAAAAATGTATTACTACATAAACGACTCTGTAACAGAATTAATTTCTCAAACTTACGATTATTTAAAGATTGTTTTAAAATACAACAACGGAACACAAGAGTGTTATGTTAATGGAGTTCTTGAGGGTACATCAACATATTCAACTCCGACAGATTTATCATTTTTGGATTTAAGTGCATTTCAAGGGAGAATCAGACAATTAAAATATTTACCTTATAATACAGATATTTCAAAATTATAATATGAGAGCAAAATATAGTTTTTTAGATAAAGAAGTTGCTATCGAAAAGATTGAGGAACTTTACGACTTATACAAGGGAGAAGATGCAGAAGATTTTAAACTATCTACTCCAATGACAATCGGAGGGCATACAATCGTTTATCTCGGACAATTAGTAAAAGAAGATGCTGAGTTTGATGAGGAAGGAAACGTTGTCACAGAAGCAGTCCTTTACGATGACATCGCAGTTGATTGTCTTTGGAGAATCAAGAAGGATGTTGTTGAATATGACGAGGAAGGGAATGAAGAATTAAGAATCGAAGCAATTCAAGACTTTACTTCTTGGGAAGAGTTCAAGATTGAGATAGAGAATCCAAAGCATTCATTCTGTTAATGATTGAAGCGATAATCATAATGATTCAAAATGTTGATGTCGTTGACCAAGAGATTGACATTGCAAGAGGGAAGTATAAACTCCCAGAAACCTTTGACGAACTTAAAAACCTTTTCAAGATATGGCTATCAAGAAAGAAGTTGAAATTGTAGTAAAAACTGACGAATCAGTAAAGGACATTGACAAACTAACGAAAGCAGTCGATAGTCTTGATACAGAGATTCAACAAACATCTGGAGACGCATCAAAAGGGATTGAAGAAATCGGTGACGCATCCAAGAAATCAAGAAAAGGAATCAAAGGTCTGTCTCAAGGATTTAAGGTTCTAGGAGCATCAATCAAGGCGACTGGTATTGGACTATTGATTTCTGCTTTGGCTTCGTTAGGGAGTGCATTAGGAGAGAATCAGAAGGTTCTTGACTTGTTCTCAACTGCAACAAAGACTGCTTCAATTGTAATTCAAGATTTATTCAACTTTGTAACAAAGAACGGAGGACAAGTTGTTCAGTTTTTTAAAGATATTTTTGAAAATCCTCTTCAATCAATTAAGGATTTCGGGACTGCAATTCAAGAGAACTTGATTGAGAGGTTCAATTCTTATCTTGATACTTTAGGGTTCATTGCTGAAGGTGTCAAGAATCTATTCAAAGGTGATTTTGACGAGGCAATTGAGTCATTTAAATCTGCTGGTAAAGAAGCAGTCGATGTCTTGACTGGAGTTGATGGGAGTTTTGATAAAATCAGTGACACAATCACCAACACAACAAATGCAATTGTTGACTACACAAAAGAAACTCTTGCATCTGCTCAAGCATCTGTCGAAGCATCCAAATCCATTGAGAGATTAAGACTTGAACAAGACAGATTGAATGAGCAATATGACAGAGAGGCAGAGTTGCAAAGACAGATTCGAGATGATGTTTCTAAGAGCATTGAAGAGCGAATAGAAGCGAACAAGAGACTTGGTGAAATACTAACGGAACAGACAGAAAAGCAAGACCAGAACGCTCTGAATCGAATTGCATTACTGCAACAAGAACAAGCCGAACTCGGATTCACAGAGGAAAGGTCAAACGCAATATTTGAATTAGAGACTGAGAGACTTGCGATTCAAGCAAAGATTTCTGGGATACGTTCTGAGCAGTTGGTGAACGAGAACTCTTTATTGCAAGAACAATCAGATTTAATTGCTCAACAAAAAGAGGAAGAGAAAGAGTCAGCAGAGTCGAAGGAAGAAGCACAGAAAAAAACTGAGGCAAATGACAAGAAGCGAAAGCAAGATGAACTCAAAAGAGAGCAGATTCTAGCAAAGCAAAAGGTTGACTTGACTAATTCAACACTAGGAGCGATTCAAAACATTCTTGGAGAAAACAATAAAATATCGAAAGCGTTCGGAGTAGCACAAGCAACAATGAATGCTTATCTCGGTGTTTCTGAGGTTTGGAAGTCTAAATCTGAGACTGGTCTTGTGGGTGCTGGATTCCTTCAGAAACTTGTTACTTCTGGACTTACACTTGCTCAAGGATTCGGAGCAGTTAAAGCAATCTCAAAAACAAATCCTTCAATTTCAGCTGGTACTCCTTCTTTATCTGGTGGAGGTGGTTCTGCTATTTCTTCACAAGCACAAGCGATTGCACAATCTCCACAATTTAATGTTGTCGGAGCATCTGGTCAGTCTCAACTTGCTCAGTCGTTAGCAGACCAGCAACAAGCACCAGTCAAAGCATTTGTTGTGGCAACAGATGTGACAACTCAACAACAATTGGACAGACAAAAAGTAGAAACTTCCTCTTTCGGATAATGCTACAATACAAACTAAAATCGTTTTAAGAATATGGAATTAGTAGAAATGATTATTGATAACCTTGACGAGAACGGAGTTGATGCGATTTCTGTTGTTGAATCTCCAGCAATAGAATCAAACTTTGTTGCCCTATCAAGCGAAGTCAAACTTGCAGAAGTTGACAAGGAAAAGAAGATATTAATGGGAGCAGTTTTAATCCCTAACAAGCCAATTTACAGAAGAGGTGAAGATGGAAATGATGATTATTATATTTATTTCTCTAAAGATACTATTCGGAAGGCTTCGGAAGTATTTTTCAAGAAAGGCAATCAGTCTGAAAGTACTCTGGAACACAATTCTAAACTTGAGGGAATGACAATCGTTGAGAGTTGGATTGTTGAAGATAAGGACAAAGACAAGTCTGCATTATACGGACTTGATGCTCCAGTTGGTACTTGGGTTGCATCTGTAAAGGTTGACAATGATGAGGTTTATCAATTAGCGAAACAAGGAAAAATCAAAGGATTCTCAATTGAAGGATTCTTTGCAGATAAGTCAGTCGAGCAATCTAAGGAAGTGAAATTCTCGATGCAAGATTATGAAGAAGTATTTGCATACTTAAACAACAAAGAAGAATTGTCAAAGGAAGAGTCTGAGGTTTTAGATTTCTGTTCTGACAAGATTCTTGAATCACAAATAAGTAACTTAAACAACTTGATATAATGCCAACAAAAATTTATGTTAGTGGAAATTATCTCTCAATTGATAACGGAGTAAAACACAAGTACGTCCCTTTATCTGTTGCGAGATTTTTTAAGAATGGGAGTTCATTCACTATAAAAGACAGAGATGATGTAAATGGGATTTCTATTGATTTCTCAGAGATACAAAAAGAGAATGGAAGTGCGTACTCATCCGAATCAGAGTTTCTTGATTTCTTAAAGAATCATACTGGTTTTAGTGCTGGAGGGGGTAACGGACAAGGGGTTACAACAAAACAAAACGGACTTTTATTAGTCAGTTCAGAAGATGCTTCTGTTTTTGCCGATGGTGATTATGGTAAAAAAGACCAGAACGGATTGGAAGGATGGAATTTCACAAATTCATCAAATCCATATAACAAAATAAACTGGTATTTTATTAATAATTACAACATTGATTCAGATACTACTCTTGGAGATATAAAGGGAATGTACGCAATCGCTACTATTTACAATACACAAGAGTTCTATTTTCAGATTTACACCAAAAGAAAGAACGATGGACAAGATGTTTCTTGGTATCGAAGTCGATTAAATTTCTTGACTCTTGGAGCGTTTACTGGATATGTAGGTCAGAGAGTTTTGGTTTATTGGGGTGAAGAACCGACTTTTTTACCAGCGATGACAAGAATCGAGATGACTCTTGACCTATTATCTTCAAACGGATTACAAGAATCAGATGAAGAGATTTTTCTTGGAGGACTTACAACATCAACAAATTATCCTTCTGGTTCATACTCTTTTACAATTGGAGGATTCGGATATAAGAACAACGATGTTTTGACACATCTTCCTTTAATTAAAAAGTTTGATGATACTCTTATAAACTCACAAATAAGTAGTTTGCAATCTTATTTAAACGCAGTTGAGTCTGGAAGATTCTTTAGAGGATATGTTGCTGATGCTTCTGAAATGAACGCTTTAAGCAGTCCAGTAGAACATCAGTATGTTGCAAGAGTTGACACAGAAACAATCTGGGAATACAACGGAGTTCTATGGGCAGATACATTAATTACTGCTTCACTTACTGGTATATCAGAACAAGAAGAAGCATCTTCTGGATACTCAAACACACATTACATTGACCTTGATGGAACAAATGACTATGTTGAGTTTGATTCTGGTGTTGATGTTGATGTTTTAGACTACACTAAAAGTTGGAGTTTAGGGATTGAGATTGAAAATGTATCTCAAATAAATGACTCAAGTTATACAACTTTGTGGAAGAGAGGGAACAACGAAATAACACTTAGAAAAGGAAATGGAAACTGGGGAGTGTATTTTTATGCAGATGGTCAATCAATAGCACAATCAAACACTATGGTAGTCCCAGAGCAAGGAAGTAAGTTGTTCTTTGTTTGTGATTCTGGTTTTGTAAAATACTATATCACAACTCCATCGAACAATGGTTCATATTACACTATTATGTATATGAATCCTATGAACGTAGCAAACTACAACAATGCAAGTGGACACCTAGCTTTTGGACAAGGTGGAGTTATAGGTTCTAACTGGTTCGGAGGGATTAACAACGCTATGATAATGGAAGGAAGTTCTGCTAATTTAAATTCAAGTGATTTATCTGAATATTTTGGCAGTCAAGATGTTACTTTAATGTCATTCTATGATGAGATTGAAGATTTCATTCCTTTAGGTGAAGCAGTTTATCCAGCAGTTGAAGGCACAAAAGGAGTTGTTTCTGGAAACCTTATAAATGGGACTGCAAGTGATTTTGTTCAACGTTAAAAAATAAATATGTCTCTTAAAAGATTTTATATTGTAAAGAATTTGACAAGTGGAGAAGTAAATTCTCCAGAAGTCAACAAGGTGGATGGTTCTATCGGAGCAGATAATTATTGTCTGTTAAAAAAGGAAATTGACGCACCAGAACCGACTGGTGAATATGTTCACGAGTTTATGCTTTTGGAGGACTTCAACTCTGCTTTGAGTCTTAGTATGTTCACACCAGTATCTTATGGTATTAGGGAATACAAAAGATATGACAAACGATTTTGTGCTGAGGTTATCCTTCAATTTGAATCTGATGCTGGTTCTTTAACAATGGCACAAACAGAGCAATTGATTAGTGAATTGATTGATGGCTCTGGTTTACTTGACTCTGTTTTTGTTAAGTTGGAAATCAACTCACCTCATCACGCATTGTCAAAATTGCAATCGGTTACTCCGAACGCATTATTTCCACAAGCGTTGAAAGACAAGTATGTTTCAATTATTGAAGATTATTTAAAAAAATATCCGAGATACTAAAAATATAACATTAATAATTAAATCGTTAAATAGATATGAACAAAGCAAATATCATTGCAAATCTTGGTAATATTTTAACCAAGTTAAGCACAGAAGAAAAAGTTGAAGAGACCAAAGAAGTCAAACTTGCAACTATGATGTTAGCTGATGGTGAAACAACTATCGAAGCAGATGAGTTCTCAGAGGGACAATCTGTTTTTGTTTTGACTGAGGATGCTAGAATCCCTTTACCAGTTGGAGAGTATCAACTCGAAGATGGTCAAATTCTTGTAGTTGAAGAAGAGGGTGTTATTGCATCTGTTTCTGCTCCACAACAAGAAGAGGAAGAAGCACCAGCCGAAGCAGAAGAAGTTGAGCAGTCAGCAGAGGAAGTTAAACCACAAGCAAAGAAAGTGGTGGAATCGAACACAAAAGAAACGCATTTCTCAAAAGAGGAATTTGATTCTTTGAAGTCTGAAGTTGAATCATTAAAGACTCAGTTATCTGAGATGGTGAAAGAAAAAGAAGTTAAGGAAGTGAAAGAGGTTGAGATGAACGAGGACAAGAGATTGAACTCTGCACCATCCACAACTGAAAAGAAATCCAATCCTTACAATTTAACTACCGAATCCAAAACAACAAGAGGACGAATCGGAGAAAGATTAGAGCAATTAAACCTAAAAAATAAAAAATAATGGCAACAAGTACAAGTGTTAATTCATCATATGCTGGAGAAGTAGCTGGTGAAATCATTGGACAAGCGTATAAAGAAATGGACACAATTAACAAGAATGCTGTGTCTGTTCTTGCAAACATACCTTACCAAACAACAATTCGTAAAATTGAATATGCAAATGGTCGTAGTGACTATGCTTGTGGATTCACACCATCTGGTTCTGTGGTTATTAGCGAGGTAGTTCTTGCACCAAAGAAAATCAAGAACGAAGCAGAACTTTGTAAAGAGGACTGGAGACAAGTATGGGATACTGCAACAATGGGATTCTCTGCACACAATGACAAGATGCCTACTGACGAGAGTCAAGCATTTCTTTCTGAGATGTTAGCAGACATTTCTCAAGCAACTGATAGAGATATCTGGCAAGGTGACGCTGGTGTTTCTGGGGAGTTTGATGGATTCATCAAGAAGTTTCAAGCAGATAATGATGTAATTGCACCAACTCACGCACCATTAGACAAATCAAATGTGATTGCTCAGATGGAATTGATTCAGAACTCTATTCCAGATGCTTTATTGCAGAAGGATTTAGTTTGGGCGTGTGGTTATGATGTTGAGAAATACTTCAAACAAGCAGTTGCTGGTGATGATTACAACAATCAAGGTGTTGTTGGAGATAAACCTCTTAACTTCTTAGGGAATGACCTTTTACCTTTGGGTGGTTTACCAGCATCTACGATTGTAGTTTATGAGCGTAAAAACTTGTATTTCGGTACTGGTTTAATGCAAGACCACAACAGAATCGATGTGAAGGATATGGACGAATCTGATTTGTCTGGAAACATCCGTTACAAGATGGTTTATACTGCTGGTGTTCAGTATGTAAATTCTGAGGACATCATTTATTACGGAGTAGCATCTTCTTAATAAAAGAGAATTAAAATAACCTATATTGAGGGATGGTGAGAAGAAATCATCATCCCTTTTTTAATTAAAAAAATACAAATAATTATGTGCGATTTAACAACTGGAGTTGCAATCCGATGCAAGAATTCAAATGGAGGTTTAAGAAAAGTATATCTTGCTTCTTTTGATACTTTAGGAACTGCAACAAAAGATTCAGATGATGCCATTACTGGCTTGTCTGGTTCTCCTTCTTGGTACGAATACGACCTTGTAGGAAGTGCGAATACATACTCAGAAACATTTGCTTCTGATGAGGATGCTGGAACTTCAACATCTGAACAAACATTGACAATCCAATTACCAAAACTTGACAAGAGAACTTCAAAAGAATTGAAGTTGATTCTTTGGGGGAGACCTCACGTTGTTGTAGAAGATAACAACGGAAATCAGTTTGTTGTTGGTCTTGAAAACGGAGTTACTGGTTCAATTGATGCTGGTACTGGTGGAGCGATGTCTGACCTTAATGGATATACTTTGACTCTCACTGGTAGAGAGAAAGAATTTGCTTCTTTCCTTACTTCTGACTTAAGTTCTGGAGGATATGGAAGTATCTCGGGAAGTCAAATAACAGACTAAATGGCTTGTGCAGACTTGACAAAGGGCAGATTATATCCTTGCAAGAAATCTGCTGGAGGCATAAAGGAGGTTTACAT